GGGTGCCCACTCTCCTGAGCGACCTCTAACGCCCCTCTGACCGCCTCCTGACCCTGATCTATGAGTGAGTATAATTCACCACGGGTATACTCATAGTCTTTAGTTTGATCATCCTTATTAACTTTAGGAGGAGCAGGTTTAATTGGTTCTGATGGAACATCTACACTGATGTTCAGCATCTCTTCCATGTTATCTTCTAGACTACTCATAAGAATTCAATTCCTTCATTAAATCCAAAGTCATCACCAGCATCAACTAGTGCATCATCGTTTACATCGATGACACCATCGGTATTGATATCTGTAGTTGCTTTAGGTGTATATGTACGTGTAATAGTTCTGCGGTTGACAGATGTATCTCCAAGCGTTTCGTGAATGATTGCTTTCTTGATAACATCTGATGTGTTGTATGGACCGTAGAGATAAGTCTTGACTGTAAAGTTTAGAGTGTAGATGATATATCTACGCTCATAAAAACTATCATCCCACTCATCTTCATAACTGACATTGTTTAAAACAATAGCAATATCTTTTTTCTCATTCATGTCAGGGATCATGTTGAGAGTGATACTGAAAGATGGTTGGAAGTACGGTAAAATTTGTTCGGTAATTTGTAGTGCGTCGTCTTGAGACTTAGCAATAACTCCTAGTTCAAAACTTAGATTATAAGGAACAGGAACATATTGCACTCTGACTTCGCCACCATTACCATCAATGATAGTTTTGTATTTTTGAATTGGTGATGTCTTACGGGTAGGATCGTAATCAATGCCTGTCATCTCAAAATAGAGACGTGGTAAAGTAATTGCTACTTTCCTATTAGACTGGTTCTCTTCTAGTCTGACAAGAAATTTTTGTTTTGGACCATACGCCAGCGGCACTTTGATCTCTTCCAGAACAGTTCCGTCGCTAGGATCTGTGCTCTTCATTGTGATGTTATTGAAGAGCGTACCAAACGCTACAATGTTCTTACGAACAATCTGATTATAAAAATGTGATCCTAACATTAGATACTACCTGTAAAATTACCAGCTTCACCAAACGGATTACCTTCCGTCCAATCAATAATGTCATCAGCGGCATCTTCAATCTGCCTATTTTGATCATAGTTACTGCTGACATTATTTAGAGTGTCAAATGTCTCAGGAGACCATTTTGCACCTGAGGTTAGACCAGTTACTACTTCATCGGTTGTGAAGGTTCCTGTCCTATTGATGACTTGGAGAGATCTGGTTGTGCTGTCCCAGGACTTGACTTCTGCTCTATTGTCTTTAGGGGAATAGTCAATGACGACAGTAGGGACAGAAGTATAACCTGACCCACCGCTAGTAATAGTAATACCATTAACGATGCCTGTGCTACTAACCGTAGAAGTTGCTGTTGCACCTGTACCACCTCCTCCAGAAATAGTTACTGATGGTGGCGTAGCAACTTTGTAATGTGCTCCGCCATCTGTAATAGTTATACCTGAAACAGCATCGCCAGTAATAGCAGCAGTTGCTTTTGCTAGGAATTCATCACCTACAACTTCCTCACCTACAGTGAAGTCACCAGTGCCACCAGGATCCATGAATAGTTTGATGGCATTATCGAAGAGTTGTTCTACTGCATCAATCTCTGCAACACCAGTGTCAAAGTCATCGCTGCCGATTTCATAGATCTCAGCAGTGATAGCGTAGAACTGGATCTTACCAAACTGGAAGAATGGTTCTTCTTTACCAACAAACTTGATTTCGTAGATATCTTTTGTCAATGGGAAGTACAGCAGATCACCTTCATTAGGTCTGCTCTCTACTGTTAGAGTAGGACTATGCTCTGCTACTTCTTCATCCCAGCGTCTAGTAGACACACGGAAAATAATTTCGTCTGTAATTCTTAAACCGAACTTGGAGATGAACTCAGCATTGTCACCAAAACCTGTGACATTCTGCAATAGCATTTCGATCTGGAATTGTTCCTGATACTTAGAGTATCTAACTTCATCCAGTGTGCTGTCTTGTAGAACTATCCTAGGGATATAGTATATGTCTGTACCAAACAGTTTGATTTGCTCATCCACAAGATCCTGTACGAGACCTTGTTCGCCACTGTGACCTTGGTAATAAGTTGGAAAGTAGGGACTTGTAGGCATCTTATCCGATCATATCCATTGGTGGAATTGCATACTTGCTGAGAACTTCGCTTTCGATTTTCTCAATTTCTGCTAGTGCGTCTGTGTAGATTTCTCTACCATTAAGAGTGACGCCGCCAGGTAGTTGAACATTGTTATACTTAATCAAGTTCATACCCCACTGCTTCTTCATGAGAGCAGTAGCATACTTTTTGACAAAAGGATCATTGTTCATCTCTGTAGCATCTGTAGGATCGAGAAGACGATGACATTCAATAAGAAGATTAGTTCCTTCTTTGAGGAAGTCTTTATTGATATCAAGGTATAAACGATCACGACGTGATGTAAATCTGAACTGCTGGAATGAACCATTGTTCAGAACCATATCTAGAGTTTCTAGATAAGTCTTGTTCATATAATAGTTGAGGATATCAAGTGATCCAAACGCATAGAGATCATTCAGGAAGATTTGATACTCAACGCCAAAAAGGTTTGAACGGATTGAATTACTGACAAGACCAAAAACTCTAGTGATACCAACTACATGATCTGGAATAGGAACATAGTTAGTTGCTTCTAACCAATTCGTATTTCCATTTGATGTTGTAGTTGTGGCACTAAATCTTGTCTTATCATCAGCAGTGATTTCGTGTCTTAGGAACGCTCTCTCCATACCGTTATAGCAGTTCTCCTGGAAGAACTGGAACGTGTCGTCGATAACGTTGTTGACCTGCTCGTCATCAATATTTACTTGCAAGACAGGTTCGCCAAGTTGCCTCTTACAATATGTGATGAGTTCAGCTCTTGTACTTGGAGATGCCATTACACACAAAAAATCCCTTCTCTCCTATTTAGGAAGAAGGGATTTAGTATTTATTCTACTACTTCAGTTGGTGCTGGTTCTGCCTCAGGTGCTGCTCCTTCTCCTTCTAGTAGACCTAGAGTTTCAAGACCACCCACTAGTTTGAGTTTATACTCATTTGCTTTCTTGAGGTTGTCTTCTAGTTCTGCAATTTGCTTATCAGTGGTAGCAATTTGCTCCTCAAAATTTTTCTTAAGAGTTGCGGGATCCATAGTTATCACAGGGAATATTGTGTACTTTATTTATCAACGGATGAAAGCGTTGAAAGTTAATCTCTTTGTTTTCCAATTATCTTTTTGGAAGTATGGACTATGCCATAGAGATCCTTCATATAGCAGAAGAGCATTGTTTGAATGTTCTTCTACATGATACCGTTCCCATTCCTTCAACTTTACTTTAGCAGGATCGAACGATACCATAGAGTTTACTTTATTGGCAATCCTTTCTGATCTGTAGTTTCTTTCACCACAGACATACTCCTCTCCAGTTTCCTTGACACGCCAGAAGGCAGTTCCATTAGGAACTTCACCTTCATACTCATCATCATTGTTAAGTGACAATACAGCGGCATATCGAGTGTAGTCAGAGTGTGGATACAAACTCATAAACCTCACCTTTTCATCTACATCATAAATCTGAAAAGAAAATCTACTTTCTTCTGGATGTCTCATAGTTTCATCTGAGCAACCAAAATAGTTTGCACAGATGTATCTAAGAGGAGAATACAATCCTTTCTTAAAGTTACTGATGAGGTGCAGGTATCCTGGTAAGTTAGTTACTTCACCCTGAATTGTACTCAGATAATCAACAGACTGTGCATACATTCTTAGATCATCTGGATTGGTAAAAAAGTTTTTTACAATAACAAGTTTGTTTTTACTTCTACCAATATGTTTTTCATCAACCTCCCAAGTGGAGGGGTGATTTACACCAAATACTGCAGGATCAATTACTTTCATTCTTTTTTTCCAATACCAAAACGTATACACCATTCCACCAATGACTTGGGTTTTCTGGAATAGTGCTCAAGATTTTCCTTTCAAACCACACATCAAAGTCTTGTTCCTTAATATACTGAATAGCAGAATCAATTACGCCATCAAAGTTAGCATCATCAATAACCAAGATAAACTTGTCTGCTAGGAAAGGAGTGATATGAGTTAGAGCATTGAGTTGCTCAACATAATCATGACCAGCATCATAGAACACAACGTTTGGTTTGTGTCCTTCAAAATCGTTCTCTACCAGATCAGTAACACTGCTACCAATAAATGTAGTTTGACCATTCTCATACTGTTCAAAGTTAATCTTGAACTCATCAAAAGCATTTCCTACTTCTGTCCACATGACATTTTCAGTCATTGGTTTGCATTCTGGATCAGAGAAATTATCTACTCCAAATGCAGGAATGTCATTACCCATGATAGCAGAGAAAAGTGTGCTACCCATGAATGTACCCATCTCGAAGTATACAGCATCATCATGAGAACAAAGGTTGTTCAACAGATGTCTTACACGATTAGAACTCAAACCAATTGGTCTGAACTTAGGATCATTAAAGTTGGACTTATAGATCAGAGCATTATCAATTGCATCTAGACAACGTTGTGTATATTCTTCTACAGAAGGATCTTCTCCTTTCTTTTTGATATGAGCATCAACAACACTGTCACAATAGTTACAGTCCCAACAGTCAAACTTACAGTTCTTGATTTTATCTCTCCAAAGATTGATAGGAGCATCCTTAACTGCAAGATCTTCCATGTAATCATCAAACTCAGGGAAGAGAAGTTCTTCTTTCTTTACCCAACGCTCAATGATATCCATACTTTCTTTCAAGCGGATAGAGTTTTCTCTACCATGCATCTTGAAACAATCGATGCCAAGATCAATAAACTCATCCCAATCTTCACGCCATGGAGGTAGGTTTGCTGCCTTGAGAGCAGAAGAGTTGTCTTCAATATCCCACTTAGCACATGAATTTGTGCTGATAGGATCCATGAAATACTGTGGACCTTCTTCTCTAGTATTATTGAAATGGTAATGCTCATCCATCATAGAGCAACCACCCCAGCATCCCTCATTGACAAGCAAAGATAGTTCTACTGGTTTACCAATCGAAGCACAATATTCTTTTGCATCTTTAATCCTCAGTAGAGCATCACGATCTCTCATCAAATCTCTATCAAGATTAATATAATGGAAACCTGCTTTAGCAAGAGATACAATCTCATTTGCTTTAGTGACATTTCTAAGGATAGTATTCTTGATCTTTAGATCTGGAAATCTATCTTGTAGAATGCCAGTAGCAACCCAACTTGTATGGGGAACAGTTGCAATCTTAATTCCACTTTCGTACAGAACTTTGAAATTGTGTGCAAACAAATCTAGACCTTCCTGATCTGGTCTAACATAGATGTTATTGAAAGTAGCAGACAAAGGGATCTCTGTTTCTCTAGAGATCACCATTGCATTATATACAAGTTGCCTTGTATCACCAGCAAAGATATCACCCATGGCATCCTGCTCGAAAGGTGGCATCCTGCAAGTAAAATACAAGTCCTTGATATAGTCCTTATATCTTGTCAACCAAGGGATAACTACAGAATCTGTAAATACCTTATCAAGCTTCGGATTTACGGGAAGACTGAATACGGATTTTGTTTGGTTTTTTGGTTTCTTGCTCATTTTGTTTAGTCACCTCATCAGGAAGCATCATAGGTTCATTATTCATACCCAAACCTAAGAGTTTAGGCATATCTAGTTTATCATACTCTTGCTCCATAATCTGTCTGACTTCTGGAAGCAATTGTTGTTGCATACGTTCAACGCCAGCAGTCAATAGTGTAGCATGTTCTACTGCACCTTTGATAGCTGCCAATTGATCTGCTTGTGGCATATTCATAATAGAATCTAGGTTGCCACTACCGAGACGACCGATGGCATGTACATCGACTGCCGCTTGTTTTGCCATACGAGTAATCCAATACTTACGATCTTCTTCCTCGTTAGTTACACGATAGTGCTCAATCGACTTTTCGTCTTCCATATGTTCGCGAACCATGTCACAGAACTCGCGAATTTCTCTATCATATGTAACATGCTTTCTTTCGTAGATACTGCAATCATAGTTTGCCTTATCTAATTCAATTTCCAACCTTTCGATTTCTAGTTCATCAGGTTCTTTTCTCTCCTTTTCAATCTTTAGAGATCTTTCAATAACTTTTCTGTTATTGATACAGAGTTTTTGTTTGTATTTTAATTCTTTGAAACCGTGATTTCTAGTTTCTAGTTCTAGTAAAGCTTGCTGAACTTTCTTGTATGGCGTGATCTGTGATCCCACGACAAAAGTATTGTTCTGATAACGAGTTTGACCCATCTGCAAATTAATCGCAGCGTCAATGATTTGTTCGTCTGTGGCATCCGCCTTAGTAATCAGACTTAAATCTTCTCGTTTTGCAAGAGTATTACTACTAGATGCTGATGGTTCTACGGGTTTTAGTTCAGAATCCGAAGGTTCCATAAATGAGTTCTCCATTCAATCTGTCATTGTTATCGTCAATTCGTCCTAGTTTCTTCGCCTGGACAAGTGGCATACCGATATTGAGATAATCCTCATATAGTATATTCATATCCCACATGTTATCACAGTTTTTAAGCTGATATCTAATTGCGTGATATTTGCCAAGTAGAGCAGCGTACTCCACAACATATTTATCATGGTTCTTAATGATCTTTTTCGCAAGAACCGTCTTATCAATACCCCTCGTGATAGCAAGCATATCAAGGAAAGGTGTCTTTGCTTCTGGATTTCTTAGAAGATCTCTTGCTTCTGGAACTTGATACGCCCAAGATTCTTGTTCTACATCATGGCAGTTTTTGAAGTTTTTGAAGCGAAGTTCAAATTCTCTTTCAATAACCAAGATCGCCATCTTTCTCATAAAAGAAACTGCGTTGTCTAGTTTCTTTTGTGTTAGAGGACTTTTTACTTTTCTGTAACTAATTGTGCCATCCTCTTGCATCTCACCTTGATAATCTTTAGAGTATGCTCTAACTTCACCTTGATAGTTGATACCATCATGAAGTTCTTGCTCATCAAATTCAATAAATCTTTTTAGACTAGACTTGAGAGTTTCAAATACATCTCTCTTCATTCTTACAACAGCAATGCTGAAGAAGTTGAACACGTTGTGGTAAGTTGTTTCGTGTGCTGGAATATCCATAGCACGCAAATCTTCCTCACAAACTCCCATCAAAACATCACCTTTTTTCAGGTTCTGTTTGTCTTTAATGAATTTACTAGTCTCTAGTTCTAGAGGATGTTGTGGTTCATACTTTGGACGAAGAAACTCACTGTCCTCTATAATCATATGAGAGGGCACTCTTTGGGTCCATTGAACCTCAAATTCCTTTTGTTCGATAAAATTTGATTTCTTCATTACTGATATCTAGTTGCTGTTACAGTGAATGCTCCAGTGTGGCAAGCACCAGAGGATTGACCTTGGTGTCCTTTTGGTTCGGTCTTAAATCCTAGCATAGTCATGCTATCTGTAGCGTGGAACAATTTGAATGTTCTGTTGTTCTGGCGAGCGTTACCAGATCCACCACCACCAGAGTAGTTACCTAGCATATAACCCCAATCCTGACCCATCTGCATATTCTCTTCACCAGAAGAAACATCATTCTGGTTGAAATTAGAAACTCTAGATCCAGTGTTGTGAGTAAACTTCATCCATGATTGGGTTACGTTGTTACCATTTCCATGGTAACCAATATTCCACTTTGTAGATAGAGACTTCTTCCATCCATCACCCGTGATGTTAGATGTAGACCAGTTACCAGTAGATTCAGATGCAAATTCAATATATCTAGAATTACTTGTATCAGAATAAGAATAACCTCTGAGTTCACCTTCTGTTTTAGAACAGTAGTCAGAACCATGTCCACCACTAACTCTTGAAATAAGTTCAGAGTGGAAGTTCATTCTGTTCCAGGACTGAGAACCTAGGTCACCACCACCAGTGATATATCCTCTTTGTACAGTTTGACCAGAGGTAGCACCACCATCATTTTGTGATCCATAAAGGTCCCAAGATGCACCGATGCTATCTGGTGTAGTACCGTAGTTATCAGTGTGGTTGTAGTCAGGAGAAGAACCAGCAGTTCTACCTGTACCAGTGTGTAGGTTAATGGATGAGGTGTGTGGTCCGTTTGGAGACCATCCGTTAGCACCACCATAGATGTAACCATTGTAGTCACCAAAGTTACCGTCAACATATGCTGCTGCTCGGTCTAGTTGGTCACCACGACAGATGGTAACGTCTGTAGCATGGAATGTTTGGTTAACTGTTCTCCAAGGATTAGCACCACGATATCCACCAGACAAGAAACCATGAGTAAAAATGCTTCTATATTTAAACTCAGATCCAATTGTCAAGTTGTAAATGTTTCCACTATTATCATACCAAGACCCCTGACCAGTGAAAGGATAATAACCACTGGACTGAACAACTGGGTTCTGTAGGTTGATACCACCTGTGTCTGCGTTACCTGCAGGTAACTGAGTGCTACTAAAACCAGGATTACCAAATGTAGTAGGAGTTGCCCAATAAGCACTCGTACCATTAGACATTAGGAACGCACCACTAGTGGTGGGATCTTGTTCAGGCAGAGAAGCGAACGGTTGTCCGTTTTTCAGCAAAGAACCAGTGAAGTTAATATCACCACTAATGTCAATACCAACTTCAACGTCTAGCGAACCACTGCCAGCTAAGTTGGTAATATTATCAACTCTAATTTTAGAAGCCATGTCTTATCCTTGTTTGCAGGGGGGTTTTTCCTTTATATATTTAGATGATTACAAATGTGCTAGTAGATCCAATGGTGACTGTTCTACCATTTGCAATAGTTAGATCACCACAAGCAAATGCGTTTGTGTTTGCTGGAACTGTGATGTCCTCATCGAGAACATTAGGATTACTCTTGATAATTCCATAAGTATCCAACCATTGCTCAGCACCATTTGCTCTAAGTTTTCCTTTGACATTGATGTCGCCGTTGACTTCGAGTGTATACTGAGGATCTGCTTGGTTAATACCAACCTTAGATAGTCTGTAGATATCTAACTGGTTAGATGCCTCTGTCCATCTAGAAGTAACGAACTCTTCGTTATTCTGGAAGAACTGACCATTCAAGTTCATGTCACCCTGAACATTCAGGAAGTAATTTCTGTTAACGTTGTTAGATGGATCAGTTCCAGAAGTCGAAGAAGTGTTAATCGAAACTCTGTTGTCACCCTTAACTAGTAATCCAGGAGTTCCGTTCCAAGTTGTTCCACCGTTGTTGGTAGATGCGGTAATTTCAAATGCGTTGCTATGTCCGATCTGGTTACCAATTCTGAAGTTTCTCTGACTAGAGGAACCACGGAAGTAAATTGGAGCACCAGAGTTGTCATTGTCACTATCAATAGTAATACCAGTCTGGAAGAAACCACTACCGTTGACTTCGAGAGTGTAATCTGGTTCACGACTGAGGTTAACACCCATCTTTCTAGATGCATGAATATCACCAACAACACGGAACTGTAGTTCTGTCTCTGTACCTTCGACGGTAAAACTCTCACCGTAATCGGAAGATAGTGATTGACTGTCAGAATGATTATATCTGATAGTACCTTGCTGAGCATAGCTGCCAATGTTATCACTAAATCTAATTCTTGCACCAGTAGCAGGAGCATTAGATATAGTGCGGATCATAATACCGCCATCGCCTCTAACATCTAGAGGAGCGACTGGGTTTACACCAGCATTAATACCAACACGATCGGTAGATACATCGACGAACAATGTATCAGTATCAACTGCAAGATCATTTGTGATAGAAACAGTGCTTTGGAATGTACCTGTTCCTGATACTGAGAAGTTACCTCCAGAGATAGTCAGGTTACCAGTCATGGTATCGCCTGCTTTCAATACGTTGAGAGAAGCAGAACCAATGATCTCACCACCATTAGCAGTGTCTAGAGTAATTACCCTAGCGGCAAAGTCACCATTAGCATCACGCTTGACTGCGGTGTTTGCAATATTTGCTGACTGGAATGTAATGTTTCCAGCGTTCCAGATTACGTTACCATTAACATTGAAACCATCAGCGTTTGCTACGAGAGCATTTAGAGTACCAGATCCATCAGTAGAGTTACCGCCAGTAGCGATAATTGCTGCATTGTATCCAGTAGGAGCTTGTGATGCACTAGTAAAGTAAACTGCAGGAGATGTTGCAATATTGTCTGCTCTACCAAGTCTAAGGTTAGCAGTACCACCATCACTCTCTAGTTTTGCAACTTCAACAATGTTGTCGTCTTCAATAGCGAAATCTTGGAAAGCAGTGTTAACTGCTGTAGTACCAATATTTACAGCACCAATAAAGTTACCTGTTGTTAGTCTACCAATGATAATTGTGTAATCATTGAAGTTATCAGATGGATCATCATTAACAACAATATTGTCAATTGCAATTCTACCTGTATTTTGTGCCTGGGCATTGTACAGGTTGACTGTGTTGCCTGGTACAAATGGAGATGTGTTCAGGATTTGACCTGAAACATAAACTCTATACTTAGGATCACCGTTGAATGATTGAACCGTTAGTGTATCTCTAACTTTAGTAGGACTAATAAACGTTGGTAGTCTGTTGTCAGATAGAGTACCGTAGTTAATATTCAGTGCATTCTGATACCACTCGCCTTGCTTGTTATCAAGTCTGTCAGCGTCCATGGTAGATCCAGGACCATCATTTAGAGATGTCCACATCTTCGCCCAAGAACCGAATGCAGTAACACCAGTTCCAGAACCACGTAAGTAGATGTTATCATTATCAGTGAATGCCATCTGTCTGACACCACCTTCAGCGGTTAGACCCTGACCTTTGTTTCTGATTGTAAGAACAAGGTGCTGAGTTCCACCATCAAACAAACTGTCAGCAGTATTGTTGATAGTGTTAGCAACTAGACCCTCAACAAAGTTGTTAGGAGTTGGGTTAGAGGTTGGGTTGTTTGTACCAGTTGCAAGTCTGATAGTATTACCAGAAGAACCAGAAACACTGATATCATATGTTCCAGAAAGTCTATCGGTTGGTAGCGTACCAGCATTCTGGTTGCTAGAGTTTAGATAGAAAGAACCTTGCTTGGTATCGAGAAGGTCAGCATCTAGACCTGATCCAGGTCCAGTCTTAATTTCTACAGAACCATTACCTGCTGTACCGATGTTGAACTGATTTTTCTTCAGTCTAACAACACCAATTGTTCCATACAAGTCAGCAGAGATTGTTAGATCTGTTACTCTCTGAACGTCAAGAGATACGTTTGCATACTGTCTGTTAACAGTAGAAGTCTTGACTGCTAGAACTAGACCAGAACCACTACCAATTTCTGTTGGTGGATTTGTGATATTAAAGTCACTGGTATATCCAGTACCGCCATCAGTTACAACAACGTTAGTTACGGCGTTTCCAACAACATCAATATTTGCTTTTAGTCCTGTGCCAGCACCACCTAACAACTCAACGTCAAAGTATTGTCCGTTGGTAAATCCAGATCCACCAGTTTGGACGATAACATCATCAACAAAGTTACCTTGAGTGTAAGTAGATTCAAAGACCATTGGAGATCCACCACGCTCAAACTCAATAATTGTGTTTGCAGTGATGGTCTGGGTAAGTGGATTGTTCAACGAAATCGTTGTTAGTCCAGCGGCAGTAATAACACCAGTGATATTTGTGTTTGCCTGAATACCAGCAACAGTTGCTTTAACTTCATGTCCAATAAGAACATCAGCATTAGTCTGGAAGATAAGTTGATTAGATCCAGATGCCGCTGTACTATACAGTTTGTCGAAGTATCTAGTCTCTGCACCCTTGAGTGACTGAACTGCTAGGGCAAAGTTTTGGTCACCACGTAAGAATGTGAAGGAGTTTGCAGCACCACCAGATGCCAATCTATCAGTTTCAATAACACCAGATGTAATGTCTGTTGCAGCAATCTGGTTAGATGATAGAGATACCCAGTTATTGTTGTCACCAGAAGAAGTGTTAACAACTCTTGTTAGATTAACTGTTACTGCAGGTACATCACTACTTTCAATAGTATCAGTATCTGCAATTGCAATTAAGTTTACAATGTCTCCATACAATCTGCTCTCAATCAGAGCGTTACCTTGTGCCTGTGTTCCTGCACCTTGAGGAGCAGCAATGGTAACGGTAGGAGCAGCAGTATAACCTTTACCTCCCTTAAATCCGTTATAAACGATGAGAGTAAGCGTAACAACCTCACCATTAGCAATAGTAGTTTCTGCTCTTGCTTCTACACCACCAAATTGTAATGTACCAGAAAGAGTAACAGTTGGAGGAGATGTATATCCAGAACCACCGTCAGTAATGTTCAACTGATAGACAACACCTTGTCTGTATTCAGTTGCTTGTACACGACCATTCGATAGACTACCAGTGAAGATGTCACCAATAGTAAACTGAATACTTGGGTCTGGGTTGAACGCTAAGAACTGACTGTCTAGATCGTTGTTTAGAATGAATGATGTAGATGTATCCTGTTGGATAGCAATGTCACCTGCGAGAGCACCTTCAATTTGTAGTCTCTCTGTTTGGTTTGCAACAGTGTAGACTTCAAATGGTCTTAGAGCAGGGATCTGGTCAACAGAAATCTTACCACTATCAGTTAGTTCAACTAGTGCTCTAGGAACAGCGTTCGTAGAATATGGTTTGTTGATGTAAGGACCAAGGTTGTTAGTGATATAGTCCTTAACTGCCTTTTGAGTAGGTAGAATAGAGTTGCTAGAACTTGCGCCGCCAAGAGTATTGTCAGCAGAGAAACCAGTAACAACAACGTCTCCACCTTTCAGTTTCAAGAATTCAACTTCAGAGATGGTAACCGTACCAGTAAAGGTAATAGCACCAGTTCTGTTTTCAATTCTTGCGAATGTACCAACTTTAAAGTCACCAAGTTCGTCAGTACCAGAGACATAAACACGACCGTAGTCTTGAGATACTTGCTCGTTTGCTTCGTCCTTAGTACCGCCGTTCTCAGGTAGTGCAAGGTAGTTAGTACCAGAACCTGCAAATTCCCAAGTGTGAGAGGAGGAGTTAACAATAGATGGTCTGTGTAGTCTGATTGTCTTACCACTTAATACACCAGTGCCAACCTGTTGATTTGTAGCACTGTCAGTAAGATCCATTCCTTGACCTTGACCATCATCAATGGTAATTTCTGCCTGGAACGGTGGACCTGCACCAACTGCACCTACGCTATCGATGAAGTATTCGATGTCAGGATTTGTATTCTCATAACCATCAATCTTGACAACGTAGTGCTCTAGTGGTTCTCTACCTAATCCATCAATGGTTAGAATAGTTCTACCAGTTGGAGTTGCAGAAACGTTTACAATTGTCGCAACGTCAAATGTATATGCTTCTCTTCTAAATCCGATACCGCGTAGAGCAAAGATACCAAAGTTGGTTGCAGAGTTTGTGATGGAGCAGTAACCACCACTCTCAGCAAGAACACCATCAGCACAGAAGATAACAAAGACAGAAACCAACTGTGTGTAACCATCTTCAATAACCTTATATCCTGTACCACCAAAGGAGACGATGGTGAATGCGGATGCAACCATCGACTTACCCTGATTAGGGAAGGATGCTGATCCGTCTAGTTCTAGACCAGGGAAAGGACAGTTAGGTTGCTTAACTTTAGAACCATCAACCAGAGCACCACTACCACCAAGGAAGGAGATAACAGAAGAGTTCTGAGTATATGGTGATGCCTCAATGATTGGATAATCATCAAAGTCACCACGGATTGCCATACGTTGGTTATTGAGATCCGTAACAAAATTATCTGGATATGTGATAATTTGCGTGGTATCATACAGAGTTCCAAACGTCTGTGTAGTAGATCCTGGTTGTGTACCATTGACAGTATCTACTGCATACTCTAGGATGTCATCTAGTAAAGTAAATGATGTATCGATAGCAGTAGCAACGTTTGCACAAATTGGATTGCCAACTGTATCTGTTAAAATGCTATAGTCTTCAAATCTAGGAATATCAGATAGTGCAGAAACATAGTCTCTAACAAGAATTGTTCCGTTTGCTAGAGCACTTACAAATGTGTGTGGATCGGTATTGCTACCAGCAGCACCAACGTTAATTGTAATTGTGTCTGTACCACCTACACTAGTGTAACCTAGAACAGGGAAAGATTGACCTACGTTAGCATCGAGGATAGCAGGACTTGAATCATTACCACCACCCTGATGAGCACAACTAAATGTGAGTGCTCCTAGTTGGAAACCAACTCTATGTTGAGCAGATGTTCCAAAAGATCCTACACTTGCTGATGGAATAGTGAGGACTAGTTCACCACTAGTTGGATTGTATGTTGCACCAGTTGGTTGTGTTGTAGTAATATTACCAGTGGCAGACCAGTTACGCATTGCGTACTTAGTCCATACTTGTGCTCTTTCATATGCAAAACGTACAGCAGGTAGTTCAGCAATATCACCACCAATATATTGATTTCCACTGAAGTATGCTTCTGCGTTGGATACAATTCCATGGTTACCACCAATAACCAAGTCACGTACAAGACCCTTGAGAATATACTTAGTGTCTCTATAACACTTTCTTTCCTCAATGTTGGTATGACCTAGTGATGGATAAGAAACTTTTACTTCTTCATATACTTGATCAGCAATGAAGTCTGCGTTACGCGAGATCAACCATCCAGCATCAAGGAATGCTGTATCAGAACCATTGGTAATGATATCTGCCCATAGGTATGCAAGAGTATTGATTGCATCTCTTACGTTTGCACAAGCAGGATCGCCAGCAGTTGCTGTAATTACAGTATTATCAAAGTATCTTGTTACGGAAGAATAACGTGGAGAATAGATAGGATCACTCTGGATACCATCCTTTGTTCTCCAGTTACGCATTGCGTAAATACAGAGTTCTCTTGCATATTCAATGGCACGGACATTCTGTGCAATCTCATCTTCAATGAATGCAATCTTACCAGCAACGATGTACTTTTGTGCTGCTTCAATTACGTTGTGGTTTGTACCAAATTCTAAGTCTCTAACAACAGCGTTTACAAAGTGGATAACGTCTTGACGACATTGCTCATCACCATTGTTGCCTGTAGAATCAGGAGAACTGTATGATGGATATATTTTTTGACCAGCGTCACACTCAATTAGAAGACCAGCAAGTTTGACTGTATCATCTTCTGATAGAGCAGGAATTGCAATACTAGTTGTAACTGTCGCTTCTCCAGTTACTGCATTATCATAACTAAATCCAGTAATATTGTAGTCAACACCACCAAATGTTACTGTACCACCACTAATATATGTGTTAGGATGATCAAGTATTCCAAGATAAATCTTGAAGTCTAGACCACTAATGTCATATACACGATAGTGATCTGTTTTGAACTCATCATTAATTCTTCCGACAACTTCATCTGCGATGAACTCTCTGTTGTTACGGAGGAATACACAAGCGTCTTGGAACCTTCTTTCTACAGGAGTAGATAGAGGGAAAGTGTTTGGTGAGTTGAGCAGGGATAAAGTAACACTTCTAGTGAAACTCTTGACTGTTGCGACTTGACCTGGGTCAAAGTTTGCATCTGTTAGTCCAGGAATTTTCTTTGGAATAACAAAACGTCTAGCACGACCATCAGCGTCTTCTAGAACTTTGTAAATTCTTTGTTTTCCATTCAACATGGAAATGTCAGGACTATTATTTGTTGGTAGTCCTTCAATTAAGATCTCTTGACCTTCTTTAAAATCGTGAATATTGCTTCTACCAACTAGTTCGTTAGTGTAGAAAACAACACCACCTAAATCTTCTGCGTTACCAAACTGTTCTGATTGGAAACCACCAGTTGCAATCGACGCTTGACCTTGTAAAGAGAAGTCAAGTCTTTGAATTGGTAGAGTTGAAACGTAATCTTCGTCTACAGAAACAACTTCACCTTCTGCTCTAATCGACTTGAGAGATACAGAGTCAAATGTAAATGACGTTACAGTAGCACCAGAAATCGTAATAGATGCTGCTACATTTGTATTCCAAACAGGAGAACCAAGAATAGGTACTACCTGAACATCCCAATATGTTGGTGCATTGGTGTCATCAATATCAGCAACTTGATAAAAACCTTGTGTAAAGTTTGTATCGTTTGTATCATCCAGGTAAATGTATGTACCACCAGGGATGATAGTTGTTGGATCGTTTGATGTTCTAAACTTGTTACTGCCAGAAGTTGCTGTAATTGTTACACCAAGAGAACTTCCAACAGCAGCATTAGTGATATAATTAAATTGTTCACCCTCAACAAAGGAACCACTTGTCAGGCGAACGTCAATAGTACCAGCAACATATGCACTAGCACCTGTAGTTGTGGCAAATGTGACACCATCAACTAATGCTCTTGCACCAGTGTTGACACCAACAACTTCTACGCCAGTTTGTAGATTTGCAAGACCTGTGTTCTGCTGGAAACCAACACGGAAACGATCTGGTCCAAAAATCTGGTGACCGATTGGGAACTGAACACCAAAGTCTCCATTGACTTCTTTATCAAGCAGAACTCTTTGCTTATCGTCGAAGACCATAGCAAAGTCCCAGGTTGCAACTGGGTCACCATTTGCGTCAATTTGGTCTCTATAAGTTACGCCAATAACATAGTTCTTATCACCAAACTTGACAATGTGCTTGCCAGGATTTCTTGGTCTGATGATTACAAGACGTAGGTTGTCACCAACGATCGAACAATCAGGTGGTAGAGAGATTGGGTTATCTTCTAGATAATCACCACCAGAAACGATGATAGATTCTTTAACACCAGGAGTTGACCACGCTAACTGCGCTGCTTTCTTGATCGTTCTAACTGGGTTAACTGCAGAACGACCATCGTTCAAGTCAGAACCAATCTGCTCAGAAACATAGATACGACCACCAACGTCATTCGTTGCTAGGTTGAGGACGTATTCTGTAGTTGCAATCTTGTCTGTTCTATCTCCAAGCAAAGGAGTAATAGAACGTGGATAGATACCTGCTTCACCAGTTTCGCCATACTTGAATGCACCAGTATCATTCGATCTGAAACCAATGTGCTTGAAATTAACTTCTCCGTTTTGTACAATACCGTCAACATGTACAGGCGCGGTAACACCTGTTTGTCCAGTGTTTAATGCTTGATAAACATTAGCACCAAAATATCTGTACTGGTTTTCTTGAATAATAACATTGGAATCCCATAGGGTTCCAGTGCCATTCATATAAGTCTTGAGGTTTGGACCTCTGAGGTTTAGGTCTGGAGTAACAAAGTTGTCAATGTCCAGGTTGAGAATTCTCGCCGTATCAGAAATGATAGACGTTGAGGTTCTAATAGCACCGTTGATGTCAAGTTCAAAGTCAACAGTATCAAGTACAGCATCTGCAGTAGCACCGTTACCATTACCACCAGAAATTGTTACTGTAGGAGCAGACGTGTAACCAGAACCAGGATTATTAATCGCAATGTTAATAACCTGACCATTGAAGATAAATGCAGACGCTAGAGCTTGTACACCACCTGCTAAATTTGGTGGTCCAAGAGTAACAGAAGGAGCTGTGCTATAACCAGAACCACCAGTGAGAACATTAACCTCGTTAACTCTTTCTCCAGTTCTGTTAATACCAACACGGGGCAAACCCGTATTAGTGTCTAACTGAGTTCTCAAGATTTCTCGTTCGAGAGATCCTGTGCCTCCTCTAATAGTAAGTTCGTTATCACCGATGAGTTTTGGTTGTTGACCTCTTACAAACTCTTTATCGGAATTGATGTTGAAACTCATGGTGCCTGCCAGCCCTAATTATCCTCAGTTATTATTTAGCTTATACCCAATCAATACTAACAACTTTGGTGTGTGCTATCCACTTGATTGTGTTTGTAGTACCTGCTCTAGTGGTTGTATAACTGAATCTGTTCGTAGAACCTAAAGGTTGAATGTCCCAAGTTTGACCAGTAGGAATATCATCTTTGATAACTGTTCTCATTGTAGATAATACAGATGTACTACCAACTGCATCACAGAAAACAGCACTCTCAAGTTTTGCAGAGTAGATTGTTCCTTGTGGATTTACACCAATGATGTGTGCTGTGACAAAATTGATAGTATTACTTTCGATTACAATCTGAGTACCAACAGTATCTAATTGCAGAACAGCAGTGTTGATACCTCTAAGAATATACTCAGTTGTTTTACTGTCAGAATATACAGAGTTTTTAATCTCAAGGGTATTGAGATCTTTAGCATTTCGCAATTCATCGACAACAGTAGTCTTGTCGATGGAAAATCCACCAACGGAATCAAACTTTTCTCTTGTGGTTGCCATCTTAGTTCTTAGTTACGTTGGATACAAAGGTAATGTTGACACTTTCTGTTGGGTTGATTGGTCCCAACTCTACATTGATCTTAACTTCATTAGTTGCGGTGTACTCAAAAGTAGGAATAATAAGTTGTGTTCCAGTTCTGACATTACCATACTCTGTATGGAATACGTCGCTACCATTATCTATAACACCAAACTCGAAGAATTCTTTATCTCCGCTAGTTGGGTTCTTCGCAACTACAACAACTTTTGCTCCACAATCAGTTGCACTAGCATAAATTGTAGAACTTCCGTTGTTTGTGGTTCCTTTAACTAGAGTAATATCTTCGGTTAGAATTCTGACATCGTTAAGTTCAAACTCCTTGAGATCACCATCAAAGACCTTAACTCCATTAAAGTTGCCAGTACCAAATGTTGTATTAAAATATACATCTCCTTGGTTGTCTAGTCTTAGAACAGGATCAACTGTCAATCCAGCAGACAAACCAAGATCGAAGTATTGCTTGGATGTATGAAGGAATGTTGTGGTGACAGAAGTATTATCAAGTGTTGTTTCTGCACTGTTAAATGTCATTAGATTTGCAGTAATCTCAAACTGATTACTTGTTTGAGATCTGATAGTATCTACACTGAAGAAATCAAGTGCGGTTGTGGTGAGTTGTAATGTATTGTTTCCATCATTGTAGAAGTACAAGATGTTTTCATTTTGTCCAGGAGCAGTCTCTGGAATAATGTAAGTGTTTTGATCAACGTCTTTAACTCCACCAAGTGAACCCCAGTTACCATTGTTATCATATCCTTCAAACTGACTGGAAGTTGTATTAAATCTAATAGATCCAGTTTCTGCTGCACCACGTTGTGTATCTGCACCAACAGGAATAACAAAAGATGTCTGTGCGTCAACCTTGAGTTTCTTACCAGAGTTAGGTCTGATGATGATATCACTAATGTCACTTGACATTACGTTTGCTAGGAACCTCAGTTCTCCAGAAACTACAAGAGGAACATCGCCAAGAGGTCCAACTCTTACTTCTTCAACACCATTAAATTCTACTGCTGCTACTGCAAGAGAATTCCAGGTAAGTTCTGCTGTGTTGTTTGGTTGAGCACCAGTTGTATGTGTTGGTTCATTACCAGAACTAGCAGTGACACCTGCTTGAGTTACTTCATAAACATTATTTCTGTAAGCAACAAACTGTCCTACAGTTACAGGTGTGTTAGCAGTCCATTGTGTAAATGCAGGAGCGTTTACATTATACGAGGAAATAGTCCTCATATTAACAAACTGAAGTGCAGTAGGTGTTACCTTCAGAGTATTAATGTTATCATTGATAAACCATAGTGTGTTATCATTAGCACCTACAGTTTCTTCTGCTTTGATATAGGTGTTGCCATCTAGGTCACGAACACCACCCAAGGAAGACCATGCTGAGTTAGTGCCATTGTAACCTTCATACTGTTGTGTCTCAGTATTATATCTGATAAGACCATCAACCAATTGGTTTGAAGGAGGTCTTGCTGCAGTATTACCAACAGGAATTCTAATTGCACTGTCTGTATTGACATTTGCAATTCTACCAGGAGCAGGTTTTAGAATTAGATCATTGGATCCAAGAGAACGGAACTCATTGGTTTCAATCTCAAGTTGGTCATTAACACTAACTTTACCAAATGTTTTTAGTTCTCCTTGTGTAGATAGATCACCAGAAGTTAAAGAGATTGATAGAGTTGATTGTTGAGTTGCACTATCAAAAATATCAACGTTTGATGAAATCAAGAACGAACCTGCTGTGGTCAGTGTAATACCACCAGCAGCATTATTAATATTGGTGACTGCCAAATCTGTGCCAGCAATATCAGGAGCAGTTAATGTTCCAGAGATATTACCAGTAGCACCAGCTACTTCACCAGTTGCGGTGACGTTAATTGCAGTAAGTTCTCCACTATTAACATCAGACTTAACAATATCTGTACTTACAACAGATTGAACTGTAATCTCTGCTCCAGATCCAAAAGATCTTGGGTTGTTTGGATCTGGTGTTAATGTTGCTGCAGTAGTAAATCTAAAACCAGCATCATCATCACCATTTGCACCTTGATCATAGTAATAAAGTGTTGGTGTATTAGCAGTTACCTTAAGTGTAAGTGAATTGCTTTCGCGCTTTACACCATCGAGATATTCAGAACCTGTAAAAGTTAGAATTGCTGTGCCAGCACCAGTTGGCAAAGTGTCCAATGTAACCTGTGTTGCACTATCAATAGATGCAATCTTAGTTCCTGTTGCTAGAGTACCGTTTCCAGTTGCGGTAACTTCCATACCAACAACCAAGTTGGTTACGTTGGCAAGTGTGACAGTTAAAGAAGTGTCATCTAACGTAGTAGAGAAACCTGTATATACAGAAGGTGCTTTGTCTCCACCCTCAAATGCTGATAGAGCAAAGTTTGCGCTTGCATTAGAAGCATCTGATAGATCAAACAGATAACTATCACCAACATAGAGTGTTAGATCAGGAGCAAGTACATCATCAATAAAGATTTTCTTATCTGTTCCAATAGCAGTTGCTGTCGCGACAGAATATGTGTTTGCTGTGCTACCATTGAAGATAACATTATTACCAGCAGCAAAGTCTGTATCAACGCCTTGAGTTGTATCAGCAACAACAACTGATGTAATATTACTTCCAGAAGTTAGGATGCCAACAACATCAACAGGAGTAAATGAAGTTACACTATCAATCTGAATACTAAGATCATCTGCAGGTGAAGCACCACCAACTAAATTACCAGCAACGGTAACTGTTTCTTGTGCTACATATCCGAAACCAGCATTAGCACCTACGACTACACTAGCATTACCGAATGAATCACGAGTTACATCAATTGTAAGTCCTGTACCAGAACCACCAGTAGCAGCAACTCCAGTGTAAGTTGAATCTGCTTGTGCTAGAATTGTAGTGCCACTCAGTAAAATAGCAGATGCAACACTACCATCTCTTTTCTTAATTTCTTGTCCAACAGAAACTGCGGAAGTAGGAACAGATCCACTAAATGTTAGTGTCTGTGTTGGGAAGAATTTAACTACTTTAGTATTTGGTTGTACTAGGTCAGTAGGAGAAACTGTGAGTAAATCACCAACAGAGTAACCATTACCTCCTTCAGTTACTTCTACTTGACTAATTGCACCTAGAACATCAACTCGATAAGAGAATGCTGTTGTTCCTACACCAAATGCTGGTTGGAAAGATAGAGTTGCAGTACCAGGAGCGGTAGGTGCTGTGCTAAGAGAAACCGTTAAAGTTGCAGCGTCTACGTTACTAACAGTTGTTCCTGTAGCGAGAGTACCAGTACCACCAGTTTGAACAATACTGTCACCAATAGTAATACCAGTTACAGAGGTTAATACAATATCTGTTAGGTTTGGTGAAGAGAATGTCAGACTTGCAGCACCAGAGCTGTCTGCTGGGAATGACATTGTTAGTGTTGTTGCACTATCAATAGATTGAATAGTTGCACCCTGTGCGACAAATCCAATGTCACCTTGACCATTGAAGATGTTCATTCCAACCGTAAGACTGGAAGTATCAGCAATTGTAATTTGTGATTGTCCTTGGGTCAGGGTTGTATTAATACCAGAGATTGAACCAGGAAGAACTGTAGTTAAACCAGATACTCCTGTTGGCAGTGCTAGAAGATCTCCTACAGTATATCCAGAACCATATGTAGATACGGCAAAGTCAGCAATAGTTCCAGGTGATGTAGTTGAAGTAAATGCAAATCCAGAACCAAATCCACCAAAGAAAGAACTACTAATACCAAGTACATCATTTACCAGATAGTTTTGACCACTGGAATTAACAGCAACGTTAGTAACACTACTTGTATAACTTACAGTGCTGATAGTGTATACTGCACCAGTACCACCACCAATTTGACCATCGATAAACATGATCTGGTCACCAACACCATAACCAGTACCTGCTTGTGTAAATGATACAGTGTCTAGTTCTCCATTTGCATTGATTACAACATCAGCAGTTGCTCCTCTACCAGCAGTTGTTGTAGAACCAGAGACAACGGTAATATTGTTACCCATGCCAGCGTGCTGGGAACATTCATATCCAATTCCCTGAGCACCAGCAGTGTCATGAATAACGAGATCAACAAATGCACCTGCGTTTCCTTCTACACCAAATGTAACTACAGTAAAATCAGCAGCAGGCAGTGCGTCTAAAACACCTGCACCACGGAAATAAATCGGATGCCCAGTCATACTGGCATCAGAAATATCAAATCTATATGTGTTACCAATCTCTAATGTTGGAGTTGGTCTAGTAACACCATCAATTACATATTCATATGGGGTTACACCGCCGTCTCCAATTGAGGTAACAACAAAAGTTTGTCTTGGTACGTTATAAACATCAACAGCGTTATAACTTCCTGTTGTATAACCAGATCCAGGAGTTGATGCAGAACCACCAAGATTAGTAGTACCAGTTACAGTAACATCAAAAGTTGCACCTGTACCAGAACCACCAGTAGCAGGAACAGATGTATATGATCCAGGTGGATAACCAGAACCAGCATTAGTAATACCACCTAACAATTCTGGAACGTTAAATTCGCATGTAGCTCCAGTGCCATTACCACCAATTAGATCAATACCAGTGTAGTTTTGACCAGGAACGTAGTTTGCACCAATATTGAGAACAGTACCAGCAAATCCTACAACGGTGATAGTTGCTTCACCACCGTCACCAGTACCACCAATGAAAGGAACCTCTGTATAATCACCTTCGTCATATCCAGAACCAGTGTTAGAAACTAGAAGTCCAGCAGTCTCAAGATTATTCTTTTGAACAACAAAATCTTTATAAGACGTAAGTCTGATATCAGAAATATCAAACAGTCTTTTTGTATTAGCAACAAACCCAATTGTATCGAGAGCAGGTCTGTAAATACCAAGCTCAGCGTCAGAAGTGAACGCTAGTGACGGAGCTAACCTAGTACCATCTCCAAGTTTTAAGTTGCCAGTTGATAGATCACTACCACCTTGCGTTACGTTAAAGATTGACGTTGCAATCTCGTTAATTTTTACCCTTTGCTGTTCAAAGGTGTCGGTACGTGCGACATTAATTGCTGGCATTTTTTACTAACTCTCGTAGAAGGGACTTAATTTCAGAGATTTCATTCTTCAACATATTTATGTCGTCTAACGCGGAACCTAGCTGCTGAGATTTACGCCTCGCAGCTATAGCAGAATCGTCACGATTGATGATGGCACCTGTGTTTTGGTCCCTTACGAGACCATCATGCCCTTCAACTTTGATGTAACTCATGCGCGGAACTTAGAAAGAGGCAACTGCACGAATATCTTGGACCTTTGGAGCATACGCGGGATCTACAGTCATCATTACAATCTTGACTGCAAAAGAGGCAAACTCTGGTAGATCAGATACACTGTACTTGAGTTCTTGATAAGAAGATTGCTTTTCAGTAACACTAGAAATATTATTTTCACTGGTTGCAATTTCAAGAACATCAGGAGAACCATCTGTATTGAAGTATTCCCAATCGATATCTTCAAAGTTTTCTTGACTGGATGCCTTCTTAAATCTGTAAAGAACTTTTACATTTGCAATATCTTTGACATTGGCAGTTAGTCTTACATCAATAGAAGTTCCAGGATTAGAAATACCAACTTCCTTAGTTACATACTTAGCAATAGAAGAACTATTCTTAGATGTATCTTCTGCAACAAAGTCAATACCGTTTGTGTATTCAATCGATCCAACTTCTAGATAACTTGCTTCTGTATCTTCTTGTGTAGGATATTTTACAATATCACCAACACGGAAGATATCTGGAGTTTGATTAGCAGTATCTGCTCCTCTGGCAAATGCAGCATTGCCAAGAATTTTTCCAGTAAAATCATCATTGATTGGTTGAATATCAGTTCTCAATGTCAACTCTTGAGATCTGCTATTCCAAAGGACTGATTTACCAGTAATAATATTGTCATATGTCTCTAGGATAACAGATGGATTACGTGCTACAATAGTTGCACCATCTGCGATATCAAAGAATAGTTCTGCAGGATTAGAATCTACAATTACCGAAGTCAATTGTGCTTGGTCACCAAGACTAACTGTTTCACCTTGCTGGAAGAACTGCTGTGTCTTGACGCGAACATAAACAACAGAACCATTTACTCTTGCAATTGTTCCAGATGCCTTTGTTGTCTGACCTTTGATAACTTGACCTGTCTGAATTTCTGTTCCACCATTTCCAGAGAGTTGGAATTGATAAACTGGGAAGAACTTAATCTTCTGATCTTGTCTACCAAATCTAGTCTCTTTACCAGCACCATTTTCAACTCTAGTAGTAGAAGTTTTAACTGATGCATTGGAAAGATCGAAAATTGGAGATAAGTTAGAAGCAGTAGAAGATAGTTGGATCTTATAGACCAAAGACTGATCAAGATTGTTTAGAGTCTCATTAATCTCAGATGCGACAATCTTTTGATTAGTAAAATACTGTGGTTCGTTTAAGAAAGTTTTTTCATAATCTGTTTGAGAATATGAAACATAGTTAGTAGTAGAACTATCTACAGGAACAATATTGGTTGTTTTAATGAAACTTTCTACTTTTGTACCAGTAAATGATAGATATCCAACTAAAGGATATAAAGTTTCAAACTTTCTATTATGAGTACCATATACAACAGAACCACCACCAAACGAATTACTAGAAGCGTTAGTTATAGATGTAATATTATAAGTATCAACACCACTATTAGAAATTTGGAATAGAGTGCTATTCAGAATATCTGCTGTTACACCACCAGTTTCCTGTGCAGTTCTGTAGAAGACATAGGATTTACCACTGTCTTCAAAACCATGATCTCTATGATTTGCTTTTACAATCTTATTGTTATTCTTGAATAGTTTGGAAGTAGCATTTGTAGCAGCACTTGCATTTGTCTCGAATGGATTTTCCTGTAATAGTTCATATCCAAGATTATCATTCTTGAGTAGAAGATTTGCAGTTCTAGAAATATCAAACTCTGCACGATATAGAGTAAACTTCAAGTCTTCTGCATTGTCTTCTTGCCAACTCTCAGTGTTCTGAGACTTGTAGAGAGAACCTAGAGATGCTTGAGTTGTAATAACTGTGCTAGTAGAGATGTCAGTCTCACCCAAGAGAGAAGACCACAACTCATAATCAGTGGAATCTGTTTCCACAACTAGAGCATACTCAGTATCATTTTGTAGATATACAGGATAATCAAAAGCAAAGTGTGTTGGAGTTGTAGATTCTGTAACTCCCTCTACGTCAATTGAAACACCCATTCTTACTGCAGGTGTATCAATATCAATAATGGTTTGAATTTCGCATCCACCTGCACCATTACCAATACCTTTGACAACAACGGAAGGTGCCTCTGTATATCCAAAACCACTCAGAGAAATTTCTGCATTGTAAATCTTACCACCAGAAACTTCTACAGCAGCAGTAGCAGTAGATCCACCTGGCAATTGTGGACTTTCAATAGTTAGAATTGCACTATCATAATTTAGACCAGGGTTAGTAACTCTAATACCAGAAAGTTTACCACTGTCCTTTGCAATAGTAAGTTTTAAATTAGTTCCACCTGTATCATTAGCAAGAGTTAGAGAAGGAATTTCTAGATCTTCATTTTGTACAAAAGATTTACCATTGTGATTACCAAGTACAATAGTGTATACTTGCTCATTTGTAAGACTATACTTACCAGATGCAGTAGCAACTAGTTCTACATTGTTCTTATCGAAGATTTGTAGAATAGGACCAGATGCAGCAGATGTAACACCTGTTACATTTTCATTTTTATAAACAGCAACATCACCATTTGTATAACACTTGAGGAAGGTATTTGGTGATAGTGTTTTTTCAGATCCAGGAACAATATTCTTTCCTGGTTTTTCTGCATCTACATCAGTAATGTATGCCTTGACTGGAATGTATGGGTCTTTCTTATTGAAGAAGAGATCTACACCAGTAACGAAACATCCACCCTCTTGGTTTTCAACCTTAAACATTTGAGCAAGAGGATTAGGTCTTATTGGATTGTCAGTATTGCTCTCTACAGTTTGTACACCTTCATTGGATTTGAAAGTAGATGGTTTTGTAGATACAATACTAGATGGATTTTCTGGTAAGATACCAGTTGCATAATACTTAACTTCAGTGTAGTTAACACTAGCATCATTTTTACTCTCGTTTGTAGCACTAGAAGTAAATCTGAATGTTAGATCTCCAGTAGAAACATTAATTTGTTCAGAACTTGTATCGTATGATAGTGTATCAACATCTCCATTCCATACTGCATTTTCAGTAGGTGCATATCCACCAGGAAGAATAATTAAACCAGATGCGTTACCATATTCATCAGTAGTAATACCACCATTAAATGCAGATAGAGAGTTACCAGCGATACCTGTAAATCTCAAATCAGGGTTAACCCAACGATCAATATTTCTACCCTCAAGGAAGACATACATCTTCGTATTAGGTTTCATTCTTCTAATGACATACTTAATAGGAAGACTTCTAGCAAAGAATGATAGAGAGTTGGAAACAACATTTCCTCTCACAGTCTTAGTCTGTACACCCTTGCCAACATCATTATTCTGTGGACTGATGTTAGAAGAACTTGCAACAGAAGCAGATGTAACAGTTGCAATTGCTTGCTGTGTATTTACTTCACCAAGAGAATTGATAGAAGCAAATGCTGGTGCTGCACCAACCCAGTTAATGATGAAAGAGTTATGGATACTAGAGAAAGATTCTTTAGTGTTATCCTTTGCAAGGAAGATAGTGTATAGGTTTGTATTTGTATCTACAACTAATGGTTCTTCATGTTGATCATACCATTGGTCGATAGATGGGGAAAGTTCACCATCACCAACATACTGCACAACAACAAATGGATTTGGATTGATCTTCTTAGATGCAGCACTATTTCCTAGTAAAGAAAGTGGTGTGTATGGCAATGTCACCATGTGTCCACTCTTCTTATAACCTGCAACAGATCTTTGGTCTTCTCTTACATTGACTTCTACAAGATCAATGCTATCTTCTCTAGATTGAGGACGCAAAACAGACTGTTGTGGATCAATAGCACAACGATAATCAAGAGAGGTTAGGTTACCAACGCTATGTGCCTCAAAATTGTCAACAAAGAAACCAGACTTAAATCTGTCCATGCCAACACTGTCTCTAACTTGCATGTTGAGAGCTTGTTGCTCAAGGATGCTAAGTGTGGTATAATATTCAAGACGCTCAATACGCTTCTCCAGCTTGCCGATATCCCTCATCGTGTAGCGTCTATTATCCACTGGGGTAATCCTTACATCCTTGCTTGTCCTTGTATAAGCAGGGATGTAAGCGTAAAACAGTGCAATAGCATCATCAATTGGTTCTGGTTTTACAGGGTTGAGTGAAGAATTACCTTCTTTGACGATAAACTCACCCTTCTTGTTAAGGAACACACCATCAATACGATCTAGATACTCTTTCTGACTAAACGAGAATGTATATTCTAGACCATTATCAGATGCTGGACTGCTAGCAATAACAGCACCAGAACCAGAGAAAGATCCTTCGGTTACTTCTAGTAAAGACTTATCAAGATAACCTGGGATGATAGCATTGTTATCAACCTTTGGACGGAAGTCAATTACATTCTTAAGTTCTAGATTGCCTAGTACAGGAGAGTTAAATCCTGGAATTTCATCTTCTCCAACACCTGCTTCATGCAAGTAACTGTCAATAGTACAGAAATCACCTTGAGAATGTACAAAGAAATCAAATGCAATTACTAGTTGTCCAGTAGAAGATTCAAATCCTGGTTTTAGAACTAGTCTGGATACATCATATAATGTATCTCTTTGACCATCATCGAAAGTATAGCGATCAGTAACATCTATACCAGATACTAGATTACCAGCAGTATCAACTTCAGGTGGTTGTGATGGTGTTCCCTCATAAACATATCTGAGTTTAAATACATCAGAGTAAGAAATTAGTTCGATAACATCACTATCATAATCATTACCTCTTAGAGGAATAACACGGTCACCAGATGCAGTAACAACAATTCTCTTGTTTCTTACAGCAGTCTTAAGTCTTGGTTTTGCGTTAGATACTTCTAGAGTTGCAGTCAACTTAAGTTTAGGGAATGTTCCATTTGAAGGAACAGTTCCAAAATATCCTTCAGGGACATTTAGATTAATACTACCAGAAGTAAGACCACTAGCAGTATCTGTAGCAGAAGAGATAGAAACAGAATCTGCAGGAATGTAAACGATATCACCCTTTGCAATGTTAGGTGCATCACCTGGGTCAAGTACAGTGATGATATAATTTTCTTCTGTGTAAGCAGCAAATCTTTGTGTTCCGAATGGTAACTGAGCAGCAAAAGTGATAAGTCCATCACCAGAAGCGGCAGTAGTTACAAAATCTCTACGGAAATAGTATTTGATCTTAGTATCATCACCACCAGCAGAAATTTGTACTACTTGCTTACTACCAGTTGGGTAAAGTAGAGTTCCACCATTAGTGTTTTCTGCTTTTGGACGTAAACGTACAATGCTTGTGTTAACAACATTACCTGGCAATGCTTGATCTAGATAAATTCTGGTCTTATCGACACCCTCTGCTTGAGTAGCATATTCTACTGTAGTACGAATAATGTTATTATCTTCATCAGAGAATTGAATTAAGTCTCCTTGCTGTAGGAAACCAGCAGCATCAGCACTGAAACTTGTAGATTCTACAAATGTTGTTCCCTTTCTACCAAAGAAAGTGAAACTTGTAACGTCAGTGAGATCTGCATATGACTGATTATCTACTACAACATCAGCACTAAATTTGTTAGCACCACCAGAACCATAAGAAGAACCAATAGACTTAACATTCTGTGGACGATAAGTTGTTACAGCATCTCTAACCAATACTGCACGTACTGATGCTGCACCACCTGCAGATCCAGATCCAGTAATAATAACTTCAGGTGGTTGAGTGTACTCAAGATTTCTTACAAAAGAAGCATTAACAATACCTACTTTATAAACAGATCCACCAGTGGTCTCTGCTAGAATTTTAGAACTATCATAAGTTACACCATTGATCTGAACACCAGCACCAGTTGCATAACCAGCACCTCTATTGTTAACAATGAAGTGAGAAATTGTATTGTTCTTAGCAATCCTTACTGTATTATCATCTTCATCTCTGATAGATTCTCCTGGTAAGAAGTTACCAGATAAAGTCTTAACGAAGAGAATTCTGCCAGCAGAATAAACACCAGATGCTGTTCCTTCGACAACACCATATGCACCACTTTCTAAACCAAATACATACTTACCTTCATCGTATCCAGTAGGAGCAGTTTCTAGAATGATCTTGGTAAAGAACTGAGGATCAAAATATGATAATCCAAAGATAGAATTATATACTGATGTTCCACCTGCTAGACGACCTTTAGAAAGAATAACGTCAGAATCAGAATTGAAACCAGCACCTCTCTTTTTAAGGAAGAAGTTGTTTGGTTTTACTTTACCAATCAAAGGAGTAAATGTATTTCTGTAATCCTTTACTTCTGCCCAATATGACGTAACTGCACTAGTAGATTCTGCGTCAGTTCTGGAAATGTATAGTTTTCTAATTTTATCTGCAATACCATCATCATACTCAATCAAGAGTTGATCTAATTCATTCTTTTTACCTACAACAGTAATTTCAAGGAACTGTGTTGATTCATTAGTATCAATAGAAGGTCTGTTGATAGTAGCAAAAGATACAGCAGTTAGAGTTCCAACATCTGTAGCAGTTCCCTCTGCACTATAAGATCTGATATAGTATAGAGTTCCATACTTGCTCTCAAAGTTAGCATCTGTAATATCTGCTAGATTTGGTTGACCATTAAGACCGTTTACCTTAAGGGTAAGAGTTTTAATACCATCATCTGCTGTGAGGTTAAGTCCTCTTCTTACGATAGTTTGTCTGTGTTCTGTGGTTGCCTCAGTTCCATTTACACCAATAGATGCATCATTAAAAGATCCATAGAGAAACACATCAGGATATGCTGTTAATTCAGCACCTTCTTTGTTTAGAGGAACACTACCATATACGTTAGTAACATTAAGAGTAGGAAGTCTCTTTGATTTTACAGTTACATTTTCACTGGTTAGACTTTCTCTTGCTTTGTTAATTTCAAGATATTTGATTTCTTTGTTTACAATCTCATATCCTCTAACATATGCCTTACCAGGACCAATGCTAGCGATCATTTTTCTAGCAGCTACGCCTTGGTCATATCCATTATAGAGACCAAATTCATCTGCAGCGTAGATACCTCTGTTACCATCTTTCTGCGCCCACTCACGCATGTTGATGTCAAAGTTGGTGACAACATAATCACCACTCTCATCATATGTTCTGCGTGCTAGAGTTTGCTCTAGTACACTAAAATCTGTAGTGGTAATCTTTCTTTGTACAACACCTCTCTTAACAGTAAGGAGTTGAATAAAATTCTTATCAGTAATTGCATCTAGAGCAAACTCTTTCATCTCTAGACTGATCTGCAGTCTGTGAGCTCCAGGTGCAGTGTAGTTAGAACTGCCAATAGCATTATCATAAAGAGACGCATCAGTCTCAGGAGTTGCAATCGCTTCCTTAATTGTAAATCCTACTTTTGCAGATGGTTTGTCATAATACTCTTCGATAACGAGGAGTTGCTCATCATTACGAACAAAATAACCATTAACAAAATAGATACCTTCTTCTACCTTGACAGCAGAACCATAACCCATTGCTGGACTGTCAAGAGATGTTACTTCACCTGTGTCAGGATTAGTAACAGAAATACTAGTAGGAAGTACGCTACCATCTGTTCCAACAACTAGTAGAGGAGTGTTTACACCATCGACAACTTCTAATGTCTCACCTTGGCGGAATGTTGGTTCAGTGTTAGAGTTACCACTATTGAGATAACTTACAAATAATGTGTCTGCATTGGTTTCAGTTGCATTTCTCGTAGAGAGAACAGTTCCTAGAACACCAGAGGTTAGACCTCTTAACTGTTGACCTACCAACTGAGTAATGTCATACTTTTTATAAACAATATCGTCTCCCTCTGAGATAGCAACCTCTGAGACAGACGATAGTTTAACGTAATCTAATTTTGTGTTGAGACCTACCTCACCAGGAATTACCTGTTCACCCTGCTTAAAAGCATACTTTCCAAAACTCTCAATCTGGTTCTGGAGAATGGATTGAACTTGCGTTAGTTCCCTACCTTGAATAGAGTATCCAGGACGGAATAGAATCTTATAAAAATTCTTACTCGCGTCAAAGTCCTCGTAATAAGGATTTACATTTAGGTTAGTCTTCTGAGGCATCTTGCTCCGCCAAATACTAGTATCTAGTCCCTAGTATTTAGCGAAGTAATTAGAACTCAATAACTAGTTTGATATCTTCGATCTGGTCAGCAGCACGAGTGATCAGACGACGGTTCTCAACGTAGATAACGTCACCAGAGTTGTTCTCGACTTCTGGAGCAGCAAGACCACTAGAGAATGTTACGCCAAGTAGTGTAGAAGCATAAGAAGTATCTACGTTACCAGAAGCAGCGGAACTTTCTCCAGTAATTGCATTAGAACCATTGCTCTCGAATGCTCTTACTACACCTTGATCAGTGTGTGCATCGTTTGTTTGGATATACTTAAGTACACCAGCAGTTGTAGAACCACTATCCAAAGTCCAGGAAACAACTGTACCGTATGCAGTACCACCAGTTACAGTCTGAACAATCTTCTCGTCAGTGTTGTAATCTGCGGTAGCACCAGTAATCTTGATAGACTTTAGACCAGAGAGGGTATCTGCAGTAGCAAATGTTGTTGTACCCCACTCAAGTGGATCAGCAATAATACCAATACGACGGAAATCGTTATCAACAGGGAAGTCACCAGAACCTTCAGCGTAGGTTAGGCGAATGTTTGTCATTACGCGCTTACCGTTAAGTTCTGTTTCATGATCAGAACCATGACCGCCCTCGGGAGGTAGGATTGCTTCAATAGCACCAGTTGCACCAGAACCAGTCGCAACTGCGCTGCTTAGACCAGTGTCAGAGAAGAGGTTGCCATTACCAAGAAGAATATTAGCATAAGTGTAACCTGATCCTCTTGCTTGTACACTTGCAGAAGTGATTGTACCAGAACCGTTAGTTACTAGTTGTACTACACCACCAGTTCCGTCTCCTTTGATGCTTGTATAAAGGGTTTGGGAAGCAGGTAGACCAGCACCAGCATCTTCTACTAGTACAGCGTCGATAGCGCCTGCAACAGCAGCAGAAACAACACCAGTTCTAGATGCGTTAGCAGGAAGAACGATTGGCATGAAGTCGGAAGATAGGAACTTCAGAACATCATCAGTTGGGATGGTGTACATATACTTCCAGATGTAACCAGCACCAGTTGTCTCAGTATAGAGACCAGTTGCAGAATCATAGTTAGCACCTGCTACAGATGGTTCCTCAGTCGCGTTCTGTCCAGTAGCGTTAGAAGGATCCTCACCATTGTAGAGGCACTTAAATACTTCGTAAGAAGAGTTCATTACATAGAACTTAGCGTCAGCAATGCTGTTAGCGCCAGTTGCGGTTTGCTTACCAATTTGACCACCGCCACCAGGAGTAGCAGAGTAGTCAGGTTTCCACATGTCGTACTTAGGGTTAGCAACTAGGTCCCAGTTGTAACGACGGATAACAGTTCTTGCATAAGAATCAGTAATACGCTTTGCAGCGATTAGTTCGTCATACAGAGCAATCTTCTCAGACTGGTTGTCAAGAGGAAGAGGTGGAATGTTCTCGTCTGCATAACGATAAACGCCAGACTTAGCAGTAGCACCTGTGTCAGATCCACCAGCACCACCAGTACGGCACTTAAGGTCGGTTCCTAGAGCAGGAGCAGAGTTAATACCATTGCTGCCAAAAACGTCGGTTAGAAGGAGGGCACTATCATAAACTGCAGCAATCGTGGCACGGAAGGTGGTGGAACCGTATGTTCCTACATACACCTCGTTACCAACTGTAAATGCGGTTGCGTTCTTGGAGTAGATTTCAAGATATGCTCTCCAAGGTTGCGGACGACCCACAAAGAAGTACATTCTAGAACGCTCTGCGCTCGTATCAGTCGCGCCCTCTGTGAGGGATTCTAGGAATTGTTTCGCGTTAAAGATACGAAACTTATCAGAAATAATAGCAGCCATGGGTTTCTTTATCCGACGTTGTGATTTGTGCCTGAGTTATTTATATTTATAGCAATATTTAGGTAATTGTATGCGGAACCAACTGTTGTCCATTTGAAATGGTAGTTGGACCCTTAACATGTGTGCATCCAGTAAATGAATTGGATGTCTTACCAGTGTATTGTATAACTGATCCACCAGAGGTGAATACATATCCAGTTGTTGGGAACAATGTAGTATCTTGTACCTGAACAGTGGACGGAATTGTTCCAGAACTACTTGTTACAGCAACAGGGTTCTGGATGGATGGTGGTAGTAGATTGAAGTATGCACCAGCGATAGTGTAACTAGACTTAGCACGCTTAGTGAAGTCTTCAATTCTGAATGCAGGGAAATAAGTAGAGAACTCTAGGATAGAAAGACCAGAAGCATTGGCAACACCATCATCGAAGATGCCATCAAACATACTAATAGTATGTCCGACATTGGTTCTGGTATACTGTCCAATGTAACCAGTATCAACTCCAAACACGGAGTTTACAACCTGAACTTGTGTAGTATCTCTCTTGAGAACATAATATAGACCTTGTACATCAATTAGATCAACAGAAGAACCATCTCTCTTGATAACAGGATCTGTAATAAATGCAGTTTCCTCGTATCCATCGATAACTCCGCCAGGTGGAGGAGTAAGAACAACTTCCAATGCAGACTTGGTAATATCCAACTCTTCAGGAGCAGTTACTTGTCTTTCTACCTTTCTTTCAAATCCAGAATCTACAAATCCAGCAGATACCATCGTGACATCGCTTTCACTCTGGATCTCAAGTACACCACCGAATGCAACAGATACAAGTTCTGGGATCTGTCTAATGAAGGTTCCTGCTAACCATCCTTTCTCGGTTGTTCCTCTTTGTGCTCTATCAACTTTAATGAAACGATCATTTAGTTTCTTGCTGTAGAATACAACCTCATCTCCAATAAGTAAGAAACCATTAGGATCAAACTTAGTGGTGTCTGGGATGTATACAACTGTCTCACCAGGAGCAAGGTCAACCTGTAAGTAAGCAGCAGTCTCAAAGAAGTTGACATTAGACAACGCATCATTAGGAATTAGATTCTCAATAGTGGTTGTGATTGCCTTACTTACTGTCGAGATAGAATTGACAGTAACGATGTCTTGTACTTCAGCAGATACAACTGTTGCATTGTGGAATGTGTCAATTAATGGAACATTAGCAGCAGATGTCTCCTGCCAAGACTTAACTTCAATAACATCTCTCTGAGGATCTAATTGTCCACCAATAGAGAATACTTCAATTTCATCTGGTGTGAATACTCTCTCAATATCAATCTCAGAAGTTGGAATACCAAGAGATACACTAGATCCAGAAGAAATACCAGTAAGACCAGCGTCACTAATCTCACTAATGAAGGAAATGGCATTCATACCAAATCCTTGTACTTGAGTGTTAAGATTTAGTGTAACAAGTGATACACCAATGTCTCTTTCACTTAAGATGTCAAATCTTCTAGAAACAATTACCTGTGGTGCTTCGGTATATCCAGAACCACCATCAATCAAGTCTACACTAATGACTTGACCTTTTGCTACTAGTACATTTGCTCTAGCACCACCACCATTACCATTCTTAGGAATGAACTTAAGAACAGGTGGTGTATAATATTGATATGCAGTAGGTTGTGTAAGAGGATCGTAACTACGTTGGTTCCAGGTTAGCGATACGACAGAACCATTCTCAATAGTGGCAACTACAGCAAGACCTTCACCTCTAGTAATACCAGTATAAGTCTCAATTGAGACTGCTCCATAGATATCATCTGTTAGTTGCTCTCCAGGTCTACCATCTTTACTTGTAGCAGTTTGTGGTAGTCTCTTGATCTTTCTAAATCCTTCTTCTCCCTCAACACGGATTTGATCTCCGCTGGAGAGTGACAAGAATGGACTTCTATAAGTCTTACCTAAGAAAGTACCAGACCAAAGAGCATTATCATCCTCAAGAACTTTTCTTCCTAATTCATCTGTCTTATAGACAAGATTTATATTTGTATAATTGGCAGCAGCAACAACGAAAGTTCTGTTATAGTATCCTTTTACACCAAATACAAGATCGAGAGTTTCGTCAATACTAGCATTTTGAGACTTTAGATCCCATGCTAAAGTATTGCCAGAAGCAAACAAGTTAGATACTTCACCAATGACATTAAATGTGCCGTCTGCTTTTACTTGCCATACATGAATAGGTGAACCAATCTTATCTCCCATCCAAGAATAAGTTTGATATGGAGAGAGTATAGAACTATCAAAATCTATTTCAAGTCTTGCTCTAGCAAAATATGTGTCTGGAGCATAGTCATAGATGTTGAGAATTTGACCTACGTCTCTACCATAGAGGTAGCGCATGTCAATCTTAACTTCTGGTTGAATAGGAACATTAAAGAAAATGTTTGGACCAGAGATTGTATATGACTGTCTTTCACCTTTCTGTTGTAATACACCATCGAGGAAGACATATAAGTTGTCTTCACTTTCAATATTTTGTACAGTATTGTCTTCTACATCCAAAATTAGGAACGGACCAGTTCTTACACCATTGACTAGAGCATAATCAATAGTAAGTCTCTTATAGTTACCAACACCAATACCAACAACTTTTTCTACAGCAGTTGGTTCGCCAATAGACTTAGCACCTAGGTCTTGATCCCAAATAGGAGCAACATCAAACTTAATCAAGTTTGGAATTACACTTCTATCAATGAAGTATGCATCAAAGAGTGGATAATTTTCTGTATACTTAGGTCTCTGTAATACTGCATTGATAGTAAGGAAAAGATTTTCATCTTCCTCAAGTTTTACAGGACTACCATTATCCCAATACAATTCAAAATCTTTGGTTTCTCCGTCAATAAAATCAGGTAGAGATCTTGTTACGTCTTCTTGTTCTAAAATGTCTCTAACATTTGCAAACAAAGAATCTGTTGCAGAAACAACATCATCACACTCACCTACTGGTAGAATTGGATCTCCAATAATATGAATATTACTGTATGTTAGTTTTGCTGCCCAGTTTCCTGGTCTGTTTAAGTTTTGCTTAGTTTCAACAACATAACCAGGACCATATCTCATAATATCTTTACTGATGCTAGAGAAAGTCATGAGAGAACTTTCAACATCTGCACACAATGGCGTTAGATTATCAATTAGAACATCAGGATCAGTAACTTGACCTAAGTTTCTCATTGCCAAGATCATTTGATCTCTAGCATAGTCAAAAATTAGATCCATACCATCGAGACTGTTAATACCACCATCAGTAGTAATCTTACGGATTTCTCCATCAGGATATCCAGTCTCAACCCAGAAATCTAGTCTTGTGTTTTGAACTAGTCTTTGGTTACCACCATATCTTAGGTGATACACAATATCATCAATTTGTCTTCCAATAAGTTTTTCGCAAAGTGCAGCACTTACTGCAGTATTGACATTAGCAGCACGATAACTTTCTGTAGCACTAATAATAAATGATCTATTGAGATTAATTAGTGTTCCAGCATCATAGAACGTTCCGTTGTTTAGATTGCTCCAAGAGAACGTTGCTTGGTCTGTACCAGAGAAAGATACACCAACACTAACTGTTTGTCCAGGTGGAACAGAGAATGTATTACCAGGAGCAACAGATGCTGTACTGGTTGGTAGAACTCCAGTGGTTCCACCTCCAGACAATGGAGTGTTACCTGCAGGAACACCACCGCCACCAGCAGAGTTTGCTAGAGCAGCACGACTGAGAGTAATTTGTGTATCACTATCGATAGAAACAACTTTAGTTCCTTCTGGATATGCTCTACCAGAACTTACATACATGCCAATAGCAATGTTGTCAGTGCTGCTGACATTCATTACTGTAGAACCTTGGATGTATGTGATATTTACATCAATGTAATCCCAGTTTCTGATAGCAAGTTTTGCTAGTCTAGTAGCATAAGAGAAAATATCAGTAGAAGCAGATCTATTGTTTTGAATATACAGATATTCGCTATCTGAATTGAAGATAGATGTATAATCAATCGTCTTGATATTTCCACCAAAACGAAGATCATGATCATATGCTTCTAAGATAGATCTAATGTTTCTTTGATAATCATCAGTCTTAGTTGCCCAATCTAGGGATGGATGAGTTGCTCTTGCATAACCAAGAGTTTCATCAATAATAAAGTCGGTATTTCTTTCAATTTGATTTGCAGCATCAATCCATCTACCATTACGCTGGTAAATATTTTTTAATTTTCTAAAGTGTTTATCGTTGTATTGGTTATCCTTAAATGCAACGTACTTGGCATAGAAGTTAACACCACCATACTTAGTGACATCAGTTGTTCCTTCACCAGTCTGCTTTTGATTTGCTCCTAGTGGTGGAGCAGAGAATGTAATTTGACTACCAGAAACAGTGTATGAAACACCAGGATCTTGTAGTACACCATCTAAAGTAACAATCAAATTTTTCTCATCATATGGAGTAAACACTGTATCTGTGTTTACATTCCTAAGATCAAATGTTGTCTTTCCTTGTAATCTTCCATCTCCATCATAGTATCCAGTAAATGGATTTTTAAAATACCATGGTTTAGGAAGTTGTGGTGCTGGTGGATTGGTAACATCATCATAATAACCAGGAGTGTTATTGAAAATCCTAACCTCAAAGGCAAGCATTTCATTAAACAGGAATTCACTTGCAGCAGCAGATCCTTGTGCTTTACGAATTCTTTGGTTCTCTACTTTCTGTAGAGTTTGAGTTACAACTCTGGTTGTGTTCTCAACAGTAATTCTATTCTTTTCAGGATCCCATAGTTGTAAGATAGTAAAATGATCTGCCTTTGGCATTTCTGCTGGCATTTCAGTTGTAGCAGTTGCTTCAATATCTACTTGTCCAAATAACTGGAAACCAGCAGGGTGAGTAGTAGACTTGATTAGTTCACGCCATTGATCAATTGGTGTTTTAGACTTAACAACGTAAGAGTAATCTTGATAGAAATAACTATCTAATACTTTCTGATTAGATACACCTAAACGTCCTCTATCAGACTTGAAGTATCCAATATTGTCATAGAAAGAAGCAATATCCTCACTGAACGTAGTAACATAAACTTTGCGAACTGTGCCACGAGCATTTGGACCAGCACCTCTAATTTCTACATTCTCTCTAACAATACCAGTTACACTTCTAAGTTTTAGTAGATTAGATCCTTTTCTCCATTCAGTTACAGTTGCTCTGAATACTTCTACACCATTAACAGTTTGTGTAACAAGCTCACCTTTTCTATATGATGTGTTATTGTTCTTTGCAACAGTGACAATATAGTTGGATGAAAATGTAGAAGATACTGTTTTATCTAAGTGGAAAGAACCACCATTGTTAGTAATAGAAATACTTCTAGGAATACCAATTGTTGTACTATCTACATATGCCTCAACATCTCCCTCAACAATTGCTACTTCAGGAGTAAATGTATATCCTCTACCAGGATTGTCTACAACAATAGAGAAGATCTCACCATTTCTAACAACAACTTTGAAAGTTGCATTTACACCATCACCATTAGTAATGATTACTTTTGGGTTTGAATAATTTGATCCTTTGTTGGTTACATCAATACCGACGATAGTTTGAGATGCTTGATCAAATAGAACAGTTGCAGTTGCTCTAAACTTTTCATTAGGATCAACGCCATCAATGACTGGAACTTTCTTATAATTTAATCCAAGGTTCGTGATTGCATAACTGTTAATCTCACCAACAGCGAACTGACCAGTAGTAGTATAAGAAATGGATCCAGAACCATCCCAAAGAGGCTCACTATCAATATCATAAACAAAACGAGTTGATGTAACATAGTTAACTGTCTTGACACCTTGTAGTGGATCTGTTATAATTCTAAGAGACTTGCCCTCGGCATTTACAATGCCTTTATTATCAAAATAGTAGAAGTTGGTGAAGTCTGTGCCTACCTTCTTACTATAGTTGTTGGATGCTAATCTAGCACCAAAACCAAACTTGACATCAGTGAAAGCGCCAGGGTTTCCTGGTAGAACTGTCGAGGCAGTCTTTTCTAATGTTTTTAAATTATAACTCTTACTAGGAGACATATCAAAGTAAGTCCCAGTGAGAGAAGAGTGAGACGTGTCAAACGTATACTTGTAAAACTCCTGTACATTGATATCTGGATTAGGAGTGAATGTAGTATTGTCTTCAGAGAATTCAAACTTATAGATTAGAGAACCAACAGAATCAATACTTACTAGTCTATCTTGAGAACTAACATCAAAGAAACTAGAACTAGGAGTTAGTTCGTTTGCTGTAGAAATCTCAGTTGCATAATCATAGAAAATAACAATCGATTGTGTTTCTCTATCATATGACTGAATATATCCAGAATATGCACCAGTAAAGATCTGTTGATTAGCAGAGAAATTATATTTTGGTTTGTATAGAGTAACAGGTTGATCATTATAATGGTCAATATCAGATGTTCCCTCTCTGCCTCTAATAACAGTGAGAACTTGTCCACTAATAGAAGAAATTTCTAGAACTTCACTACCAATAGAGATAAGATCACCATCAGCATACCTTGTGCTGTCCTTTACAGTAACTTGTGTTTGACCAGCAGCAAAACCAACGTGATCTACAAATACAACTAACCTTTGTGTGCTTTGTGATGCACCAGATCTTACCAGATCCTCATCAGCAACAGCAAGGTAATCACCTTTAGCATATCCAGATCCCGCATTCTGTAATTGTACACTGGATACAATGCCAGCATCAGATACTGTGATGGATGCTGTAGCACCTGTGCCTGATCCACCAGTTAATGCAATATTATTATATGTACCAGCAGTATAATCTGCACCACCATTCAAGATCTCAAATCTACCAATACCAGTAAAGTCAATGGTAGAGTTTGCTTCTGGTGCAAGAAGATTTGCTGTTTGATAAATTCTTTTTCTTACATAGTAAGTTTTATTTTTAGTAGCATCGTCTGGATTGATATCAACATCTACTTTATCACCAATTCCAAGACCATGTGCTGTAGTTGTCTCAACCAGAGCAACACTTTGATTAACTTCAAATGGTTCTAAGTTATCACTTAACGAAGTAAGTACAATAATTCTAGAACCGATGGTATCAAATAGATTGCTAGACTGTAAGAAGAAATCATCGTCAACTCCCCATGTTCCACCAGTAACCTTGATCTTGACTACATTCTGCTTGTTTGTTCCTTCTAGAATTTCAGCAGTTGTAGTAGATGGATCAATACCATTTGTTAGAGTTACAGTAGCACCTTCTGTATAAGAACTATCCTGATCCAAGAGAAGAGAGAATGTCTTAATGTCAGCAGAGAATGTACCAGTAGTATCAAACGTTCCATTGACATTCTTAAGAACAATGGTATTGTCACTACGAACTGTACCGACAATTTCACCAAAAGCACCAGAAGATGGTTGTCTTAATGTATCGTTCTCAAATAGATATGCAGTCTGAATTGTAGTTAACTTAACTACTTTAGTTTCTTTACTTTGCAGATAATCAACAACTTTACCTTTTACTGAAGAAACGTTTGCTTCTGCTTCGCTACCTTCTGTACCTAGGTTGTTAAAATATACTTTATTATTAACAGAGAAATTGTTTGATGATGCAATACTCTCAATGGCATCAATAGTTCCTGATGTTACATCAGAAATACTACCAATAAATCCTTCACCATTCCTAGGCATACCAGGAATGTAGTAACGCTTAGCATTCTTAGGAACATCATTTTGATTGATGTTAGAATTGTAATTACTATCTACTGGCAGTGAGTAGAAATTAGCACCTAGAATGTATGGGAATTGCGGTACTTGATTGCTATCAATAGTAAGGAAATAAGCATAAGTTCCTTTCGGAAATTCTGGGGTAATACAAAATCGTCCATTGTTTTCGTCTAATGACCCGCTCTTATGAGTGTAAGTGTAATCATTGACAAAAGAACCAAGGGGATACGTGCTTACATTTGGACCGTTGCTACGGGTGTTGTTCAGTCCATAACTAGAAGTCATCCTCACTATGGGGGATGAAACATCTAGTGGATTTTCATGACCGAATGGACCATAGATTGGATTACCATCATAAGCAAACCCTAGGATAGGTGAATGAGTTTTGTTTGCAGGTTCAGTCCCTGCGCTGTTGATATTATCGCTTAGAGCAACTCGTAGTGCTTTTGGATTAGCAACATAACCATAACCATGCTCTAGAACATTATTATAATTTGGGAAGACATAACCATTTTCGGTATCAAGATTAGTTCCAATCTTTGCATACCTATTGAAATTCCATTCCTTAAGTAAAGGATTTGCAGATGCACCTTCACCAACTGGAATAATGTCTACCTTAACAGTATTTTGATTGTAGAAGTTACCCTCATCTACAGTTTCAAAACCAGTTAGTTCACCTTGTGCATTAACAATAGATGTAAAACTAGCAAAACGTCCTCTACCCGCCATGTCAGTAATTCTGACAACAGGTGGTGTAGAGTAGTATTCACCAGGATTATCAATCTGTAGAGATGTTACCTTGCCACCAGTGACTACTGCACGAACTACTGCTCCTCTACCAGAGGTAATTTCAATGGTTGGTGTTTTAGGGAAAATAGTTGTAGTGTTAACAATAATACGTTCTACAACTTGACCAGCAAGAACTGCAATCGCTTTGCTAGGAACTTGATCAACTAGAACAAATGGAGGATCATTATATCCTCTACCTTGTGTGTCAACCTTAATTTCTTCTAATACACCATAACGAATACTTTCTGCGTCTCTATAACTATATCCTCTTACACCATTAAGGAAAATAGAAGTATCTGCTTTTGGTGTTTGATATCTTTCGGTAGATGTAGTTGCTTCTTTTCTGATCAAACGTAGAATGTTTTGATCTAGCAACGTATCACTTACTAAAGATCCATCTAAGATTTTATGTGATGGATATCCAGAAGACGTGATATAATAATATTGATCATCTTCATGGATAGATGTTACGTTAGTTGTTACTTCATTTAGAGAAGTGGCAACTGCAGGTAGTGTAGGAATGTTTACGGAAGAACCATTATCTAACAACCAACGTGTCTGATTGGTTGTAATGTCAATAATTTTTGGATCTGCTGTTTCAAAACCAGGATTGGATACTAAGATTTGATCACCAACAGAAGAATATGGTTGAGTATCAAGAGTTTCTAGGTTGTATACAATACCAAGGACTAGCATTGTAACGCCAGAACCAGTAACGGTTACTGGTTTGTATACTTCAGTACCAGAAGGATATGTTAGTGCGCTAGATGGTTGTCTATTTTTGATAATAAACTGAGTTGCGTTCTTCTGATCAAACTCAATAGTCTCGTCACCAATTAGAATAGATCCTTTCTTACCCCAACCATTTGTTGAGAATACATTAATTCTATTCCCCGAAGTCGCAGTCCCTGACAGGGATCTCGCGAGTTTAGTTTTTGTAGATACAAAGAAATCACCGTTGACAGTCTCAGGAGCAAGAATGATGTTATAGATTTGCTCACCGTCTCTAGTGCCATCTGCTTGTACATTATCTACAGTAGCAGATGCAAAACCATATTCAGTCGTCTCTGCCTGAATAACTGGTTTACCAATCAGTAATTTAGGATCGCCACTAACAATCTTACATTTTAGGGCATAATTGCTGATCCAATCAGCATTAGAAGACTTATATGTAAAATCTCTTGGTTTATAAGTCTCTGGTTTATCTCCATCAGTAGATACAATAGTATTGAAGATAAACTGAATAGAACTCTTAGTTCCTTTTGACTTGTAGAACTTCTGAATGTTCTTAATAAGGGTTCTCTTGTCTACTTCACCTCTGAGATACTTCTCAGGGAAAGAACCTAGGTATTGCTTTTCAAAGTTCTTGACTAGTGCATACAGGAATAGGTTACTTACATTGTAAACCTTTTGTCCTGCAACGTGCGCTGCGGCATCTGTACTAGTAAAATTGCTTGCTTCATATAAGTCACCAAGAGATGTGTTGCCACTAACACCGCGAGAGCATTCTTGGAACTCAGTGTCTGTCCTGGTAGCATAGAAGATGATCTCATCATCAATGCGGATGTATCCGTTCTTCTTTGGGAAGGATTGTGCATCTGTAACAGTGATTGTAGTATCGCTGTTAGTAATTGCCCCTGCTAGAACATCGTGCTGCTTGAGAATACTCTTCTCGTAGAAATCGATGTCGGCATACTTCTGAATGTTATTAATAACATCCAAAGTGCCACCTTGCACCTCCTGTGCTTCGTAATACTTCTGAACGAACTTACTAAACAGTTCGTATTCATCAGAAATAAAAGCAGGAAGCTGCGTCTCGATCAGAGTGGAAATTCTCTTAGTCTTTACAGCAGGCATTTACTTTACTCTTTGTATGCAGTGAACGAAGAATTCGCAACGTCAACGTCAAGATAAACCTCACGGAGTGCCTTGATATCATTAGAAAGGGGTTTTACTCTAACAGAAATGCGATTATCAAAGAAACTACCCTTAATGATTGTAAGGGCATACATTTTCAGTTCACCATTTACATAATCAATATCGCCAATATCGCTGTCGAGGACAACTTTTTCACCAGTTACGGTATCTAGTCTATATAGGACAATTTTGCCTGCCCTGTCTTCGACATACACATCGAAATTAGGATATTCAGTAACCCTAAAACCAGTAGATGATAGAACAGGATCGTCGCAGTCAGTGTCGAACGTATTTTGGAAACAAATTTCATAATAGGATGTAGAGTTTAGCAGAGGAATGAAATCTTTCCTCATTGTAACAGATGTTAAGTTAGAATTGATAGCACGGTCTGCATCATCGATTACAGCAACCGCTTTACTATATCTGAACTTACCATTAAACCTTTCAGTATCACTTGTATCAAGATAAGACTGCACTGAACCAATTACAGTGTCTCTGATCATTGCAGGTGTCGCATCAGTCTTAGTTCTGTCGTAGTAGATCTTACTAGACAATTCAACATATAGAATTGAAGGATCAACTAGTACAGGTTCTACAGATGCTACTGCATACTTCTTCAATTCAGTGACAATATTGTTCTTTGTCAGTGAAGTGAGGTAACTTGCATCCTTTGGTTTCAATGCAATGAATACTTTGCCATACTCAGGTGGAACTTGGTCCTCTCCACCAAAGATGATGATATCGCTAGTTGCTGGATATACTTTACGGACAATTGTCTCATAGTCCTGAGCGGTTACAGCACGGTCCTGTGTGCCGTATGCCTTAGGAGCGGTATATTTGATCTTAGCAGTGCTTTCGATCTCTTCTCCGCCCGCTGCAGCGACAGTAGAGGTCACTGAGATGTCAGCGTTGGGTGTAACACCATTGACATTCTCTAATACACCAGCAAATGAGAAAGTTCTAACACCATTGCTCTCTGGACCAGAGGTTGTTAGGTATGAGACTTCAATTCTTGCACCAGTATCAAGTTTCTTTCCTAGGACGCCATCTCCCAAAAGAATTTCATATCTTTCGTCTTCAATCTCGTCAATGAAGAATACTTCTGATGTGCCGTCTACACCTAAAATGTTATCTGCTACAAGATAAGGTTTACTAATACCACTACCAGTAGGGAATACCTTTACTCGGATAGTGTTTGTGTCAATATTGCGGTTATCAAGAATAAATCGCTGTGTCTTGAGTGCAGTATTAACAATAAACGTATTTGTTAGTAATGTACCCTCTTGAATAGGTACATCAGTGAATGTTGCAACGTTATTGACAACCTGTCCCTTTGCATCATCAGTAACAACGTACTGATAGACATTGTTGTCATAAGTTGAGATAAATCCTGTTCCCTTTTTCAAGAACAACTCAGTATCAGTTGTAGCGTTCTGATAAGTTGCAGTAAAAGAGATATATGCTGTTGGAGATGTAGCACTCTTGGGTCTGTACCCTAATTGCTTCGCTAGTGCTACTACGTTGTCCCTCAACGTGGCGCTATCAATGAATAGTTCATTGACTACCATGTTTGTATTGAACGCCGTATAATAGGTGTTATACGCTAGTACGTCAATGAGGTTGGATAATGCACTTCCCTCAAAGTCGTAGTCAGTAAATTCCGACTGTGCTCTAAGATAATCTTTCAGAGCTACCTTGATATCATCAAAGTCTAAATTTGCAACTTGAGTGTACGGCATTTATCGAGTTCTCTCTAAAAAGAATTCTACAGACTGTGGCAAATCATCACGTCCAACAATAGTGTAGTAAAGTTCTACACTATATCCGTCACTATCAAAATTTGGTTCACATAGAATATCATCAACAGAGATACGTGGTTCATATCTCATCAAAGTTTCTTTTATCGTACTCTTTACTATAGTAGCAGTACCATAATCTAGTGGTTCAAATAATGTTTTTGCTAGATCTGTTCCTAACTCAGGTTGAAACAGTCTTTCTCCCTTCTTTGTAAGAAGTAAGGCAGTGATCGCTTGTACGATAGCTGCCTTATCCTTCACCGTTACCAAATCGTCGGTAACAGGATGCTTCTTGAATGTAACACTCAGATCTTTAAATGTCTGAAAGGAAGGCATTTAGACACAGCTATAGGCTGTTTCTATTTATCACTTCCCACAGAATCCGTCCGCCCACTCTTCTTGATTGTCGAAGAAACCATCGTTCTCTTCGTTCTTCATCTTCGACGCCTTCTTTAGGTAACGCTCACTATCAATTTCCGTAATGAGTGTCATGCCAGACTTCTTAAAGTCTTCACTCTTGTCCACTCGTTTGTCCATTGTTGGTCTCCGTCCGTAGTTTTCGTTCAGCATTAGTTTCCCAAAAATAATCATCAGTGTCACCTAAACGTCCCCAGTCCGTTCCTGCTTCAACTTGATACTCAATGGTACTTACCTTGAAATCAGGTGTCTTGGGTTCTTCAGGCGTAATAGAGAGGTCATACAGACGCATCCTATTATTAGGATACAATGCAAACTGACCATTCTCTAACGCAATACAATTATGTGACTTGTGCTCTTGAGGCACTTCACTTACATTATTATCTATCACATCGATGTTCGCATGATAGTTATCTAACGTAAACAAGTATTGACCTCGTAACAATCCATGGTCTCTCGTTCGCACTTCGCAATCCATAGAGGATACGAACCCCTTATTGATCGCCATCACTCCATAATCCATACAGTTCCAGAATTGTAGATTTTCTAGAGACATATCGGGCGTCGGTGTTTTCGGCGCTCGGGTAAATGCAGATATCGGAAGTTTATCATACATCGCTCCATATTCTGGAAGATACGTTTCAAAATAAAAAGCGCGTCCAGGTATACTCTTACAAGCAACCCAGACACCCTCTACAAACTCTCCATGACCATCTTGATGATCTCGGAGATATTCCCGTCTAACCCATACCTTCTCACCTGGAAGATTACAAATTAAGTTCATATCAACTCAACCCATCCTGTGATGATCATTTTCTCATTCTCCATATCAATACGTGAACGATGAGTGTACATCCACTCTGCTGGCCAAATAACAGTCTTCCCTACCTGTGCTGGGATGTACAAATCCTGATACATGAATTCGGTTCCACCGTCAGGATTATCAGTTAGGTAAGTCATCCACACAAGGTGGCGTCTTGCAGCATGTTTCTGTGCTGTCCTCTCATGATGCCACACCTTGTATCCACCCTTCGGTTCATATCTTTGAATATTGAACTTCGGTGAAATACGAAGTGGCATCTTGCTCCTGTCAAATCGGTCAAAATACTCATCCAGACATCTATTCAGATTGTCAAGGTAAGATTTGATACGATCGTCAAAGTCTTGGTAATTAGTCGCAACGCATACATCGTAACTATCTTTGATATCGTTACAATCGCTCTTACGTCCTCCTACTTCCCCTTTCTTGATAGGATAGGTCTCATTGTTCCAATAGAAGTCTACAATGTCGTTACAGACGCTCTCAGGTATCTCTGAGAGATGCATAAACTTGTCCATTCACTTCCCTTGACCACGATAACGCTTCTTTGCCTTGTTCCGAGACGTTGCTGACAATTTCGTATGCTGTCCAGATCCTTGACGAGTTTTCTTCGGACGACTTTCAATCGTAGGTCCACCGCTCAGTCCGACTTTTGCTCTTGTTGCCATAATTATTCTGCTGGTGTATAGGTTTGTGTACCAATGATTATTGTAGGGTAGTTTACTGCTCCTGTCAAGCGTAAATTTGCAGGTGTTGCACCATCTGCTACACTCATATCGTTATGTACAGGAACTAAGATACCATTGAAATATACAGAAGTATTCTGTCTAGGTTCAATCCTAGTCCTCGGTAATGTAAACGGACTTGGAATAGTCAATGGATTAATTGGTACTCCAGGTATAGGTGCAAATGGTCCTGTCGGATTTACAACTAATACAGGAGCACCTCCACTCATAACAGTAGTAGGCAACGGAGCACCACCAATCGCTAATGGAGGATACGTCGCAGTAGCATTAGTCCTCGTCATTACTTCGATTGATGCTGCTGAGGCAATACCTCCAACAATACTAGGAACAGGTGGTGTACTCATACCGCTTTTGCTACTTTTACTAAGTCTTTCTTTATTCCCTCTACATTGTTATGTAGATAGTCCAAAGTCTCACTTAGTGTCTCATGCTTGCTCGTCTCTGGACGCCTGTACATCAACGTGGGGCGCTCCAACTGTGATATCCTCTGATCCAAGTTCGTCAATCTCTCGGACAACTTCAGGAGTGCTGTCTCCAACTTCTGCTGTCGCTTCATTAACTCTTCCATCGTTTTGATCACCTCTCAAATATGCATTAGATGCTTTACTTTCAAACTCATCGCAAAATGCATCGAAGTTTGCCAAAATTTCATCATAATCTTTAAAGTCAACTTTTTGGGGCATTTTTTTGCTGGGAAATTTTTTTAGAATTCAAGGTTTTGAAAAAACCATT